CTCATTGGACACAAACACCACAAGAGCCATTGACAATGGAAGAACGCCGTGCTATGGTAAAACGGTAAACACAGACATGGAGGCAGAGATGCCAGCGATTATGGCCTATAAGGCAAACGGAATGATTATGCCAGTTAAAGATGCAAAAACAGCAAAAGCCTATCAGTGTCCCTGGACCAAAAAAGTCTTTGCAACCAAGCGAGCATACAGCAAGCACCTCAAGGAACTTCGCAACAGCCGTATGCATCAGGCAGCTAGGCGACGCATCACCAACAGAAAGTTTGACGACTTTATCAATCAACCAGATTTTGAGAGCGTTATTGGTTGGTTTGAAACCAACCCAGAATTCTTTTTTGATCGAACGATTAAAAATGGTCATTCTGATCGCAGGGCTCATATTCGTGATGAGTTTTGGGTTAAGATCACCTATCTTGATCTCAGCTATTCCGATAATGTGAGTAATACTCACAACGCTCCACGCGGCAAACGTACCAACTGGGGCGGGCGTGACCTTTTGGATGATGGAACACCAGCGCCCAAAGGGTATCCTGGATGGCGTGGTAGGATTGAATATCAGATGAGCCATGATATCGGTTTTGGCAGTGATGTCATGCGCGGCACCGGATTCAACACTGGGACAGGCGGTGGGATAACGGAAAATCGTTATGGTTACGATTGTAAAATGTTTCTGGAAGATTGGCCCGGGCTTGGTAAAATGGTGAACGAGCAACTTGACGCCCTTGACCGAGAAAATACATTCAGAGCAGTATCAGGAAAAGGAATGCGAACTTTTTCACATACGTTTAAGTATGGCACTCCCAGATATTTCCGCTAACAACGAAGAGAATAATAATGCTTTTTAACCAAATTGAAAATAATCTAGCTGAAGAATATGAAAAGTTAGAAGCTGAATACTACAGAAAGGAAACTGATATGTTGAGTAGACAACAGACAGCAACTCACCGAAATGATGTAAAAAATAGATCCAAAGGGGCTTATAAAAAGCATTACATTATACGTGAGAGTGACATCAAGAAACTGCCAGCTGATGTTCGTAAAGCATATGATGTTTCCTTTAAACCTCTGACTCAAGAATATTTTGAACGCCGCAGCACCTGGTTTTATCTCAAAGGAAAAAAGTATCTGGGTGATCAGTATGCCATGCACCAGTATCCCAAAGATATGCTGCGCAGGATCACCAACATTCCTCTTTGGTCTCAGGATTATTTGAACTGGTTGATCTGTTATACTGATGCTGGTGATATGACCATCCGTGCTGGTCTTCGTCAGCCAGAGAGTAAATTAGGCCTGGGAGTGTTTAAGCCCAAATGAGTAAAACAGTGAATCTTTTTGATGTGTTGATACGTCTGCCCACTGATTACACTGACTATGGTGGATCAGTTGAACGTTGGGCAGACAATGGCAGTTATCCTGATTGCAGTTGTGGTTGTAAATACTTTGTTCCACTGGATGGAGATCTGGGCAGTGATTGGGGAGTATGCCGTAATCCAATTGCTCCCAGAGCAGGCTTGCTGACCTGGGAACACCAGACAGGCAGAGGATGCTTTGAGTATGAAGATTGACATCTGGGTTGATCAGTGTTAGAATAACAAAAAGGAAAGACAAGAACTATGGCAAATAATTTTGAAGTTGGTGATATTGTTCGTAAGGCCAGTGGAACCAAGCATATTCGAGTTAACGAAGTATTTGGAAACTGTGTTTGTGGAAAATACATTGATTCAGGTGCAAGCACTGGTAGAATGCGCTTGTATGGACTGGTAAAAGTAGATAATGATATGGAAAGAAAAGGAAATTTTAATATGAAGGGCAAACTCTTCCAAACTAAAGAAGAAACACCACGATTTGGTGTGGGCCTTGCAGTAAACAGCAGTGGCAAGTATGTGCTTGAAATGAAAGGCACCAGTGAGCTTGAGATCTTTGACAAAAAACAAGTTGAAGTTGTTATGCCATTCACTTATGGTGTGAAATTCAACGGTGCTGGAACTGAGTATGCATACCTTGGTAAAGAAGGCACGGTGGAGATTGGTGATCTGTTGTTAAAAACTGACGGCACCAAAGGAATCACTATTGGTCAGGTTACAGCAGTAAACACCAAAAGTGAAAAAGCCAACAAGTATTTTGACGGTGTTAAAATCAAGACGGAACAACTGGATCAATGAGTAGAGATATTTGGGTAATCAGTGATACTCATTTTCGTCACAAAAATATCCTAACTTTCAAGGACAGCGCCTCTGGCACATTGGTCAGAGGCGACCGTTTTAAAGACGTGGACGAAATGGATGAACACATGATTGATCGCTGGAACAGTGTCGTCAAGCAGGGTGATATCGTGTATCATCTAGGTGACGTTGTGATGGGCGACAAAGAATGGTTCAAGAAGAACTGGCCCAGACTTCGTGGCAGTAAACGACTTATTGTTGGCAATCACGATGACATTCCATTCTTGACCAGCGGCGGGTTCTTTGCCAAAGTTAGCATGTGGCGCATGTGGCCAGAATTTGGACTGATGTTCAGCCATGTTCCACTGCACACCAGTAACTTACTGCGTCTTAAAGAAAAAAATGGAAAATGGCCTGACGATTGTATTTCATTACTCAACGTTCATGGGCATATTCATCAAAATCCAAGCCCAGAGGGGCCTTACCGTAATATGAGTGTTGAAGCAATTGACTACACTCCAGTAAACATCGAAGACCTACGGGTCAAATAAAGGAAAGATACCATGTTTGAATTTTTTGCACTACTGGGAGGATTTTGGTTCTTCTTATTTGTACTTGCCATTTTTGCATGTGGCATTTGGTCATCTGAAACTGACAATATGTTTGGCGGCGCTATTACACTCATCTTGCTGGCAATCGGCGCGGATCTGCTGTTTGGGTATCCAGTGTTTTCGTTAATTCTAGCCAATCCGCTATTGCTAATTGTAGGCGTTGTTGCTTACATTGCTGTTGGACTAGCATATGCAGTGATGTATCGCTATGCAGACTTCCTAAAACGCAAAGCAGGCGACATTAAAATGAAGTGGGGTGATTTCCAAATCAGCTACAAGAAAGAGCATGGCAAAGACGCAACTCCAACACGCGACCAATTCCGTAACTCATCTACGTATACAAAGTTCACACCAAAGTACAATGCAGACCGTATTGCAGCATGGGTGATGATGTGGCCCTGGGCCGTATTTTGGGACCTGAGTCACAAGCCGTTACGCTTTATGTACAACAACATGTACACATTTGCAGGCAAAGCACTTGATAGAGTTGGCGCAAGAGTGTCAGACAAGATTCTTGACAAAGAATAAAAATCAGTATAGGATATTGTAATGTGGGCAGTGCAACGCACCTGGGAAGTATTTGTTGGTAATGAGTTCCTGGGATATGAATATGCTGTTGAAGAAAGTGATGCACTTGCTAAGACTATCATTAAGTTTGGTTCCCCTGAAAAATGGGGTGCCGTGACATACACAGTAAAAAAGATAAAATGGGCAGAGGAAGATATTTAAATGCGCACACAACCTGATTGTTATATTCGACGTCTAGAACAACATCCTAGCAGACTTGATAAAGAAGCTATTTTATCAGATGCCGTTGCTGAAGGAGTTCCTGAATTTTTTGACGGGTTACGACTTGCACTGGATGCCATGATTACGTTTGGAGTCAAACAAGTACCAACTGCCACAGTTAATGGCCAAGGCTTGCCCTGGAATGTATTTAAGGATCTTACTGACAAATTAATTTCGCGTGAGCTCACTGGTCACGCAGCACGAGATGCCATACAACTTTGTATGGACACTGCCACAATTGCTCAGTGGAACGATTGGTATCGACGCATCCTTATCAAGGATCTTCGATGTGGTATGAGTGAAAAGACAGTAAACAAAGTTGTAAAAAAACTAAAACGCCCTGAACTGGGTGTACAAGTATTTGAGTGTATGCTAGCACACGACAGCGCCAATCATGAAAAGAAGATGACTGGCAAAAAACAAATTGAAATTAAACTGGACGGTGTTCGTGTCATCACAATTGTTCAAGGCAACAAAGTGGAAATGTTCAGTCGAAACGGAAAACAATTTCATAACTTTGATCATATCATTCGAGAAATTGAAGCCGTGATCAAAGATAATCCAGCGCCTTATCCACTTGTGTTAGATGGTGAAGTAATGAGTGCCAGTTTTCAAGACTTGATGAAACAACTTCAACGAAAAGAAACTGTGCAAAACAGCGATGCAGTTCTGCATCTGTTTGATATGATCCCTCTAAAAGAATTTCAAGAGGGCAAATATGACAAGCCGCAGGTTTGGAGAAGTATGGTTACAAAACACTGGGTACAACAACACAGCAGCGTTCTAAAGCATGTGACAGCACTGGAATGGGAAACTGTGGACCTGGATACCATCGAAGGTGAACAACGCTTCGTGGAGCTCAATAAAGCGGCCGTAGCTGGTGGCTATGAGGGGGTTATGATCAAGGATGTTGACGCACCGTATGAGTGTAAGCGTAGCCACAGTTGGCTTAAAGCAAAACCATTTATTGAAGTTACATTGGAGGTAATTGCAGTTGAAGAAGGAACAGGCAAAAATAAAGGACGACTTGGGGCTTTTGTATGCGCTGGGCAGGATGACGGGAAGGATATTGGGGTCAATGTTGGCAGTGGCTTTACGGATGATCACCGATCCCAGTTTTGGGCTGATCGTGATGCTGTCATTGGTAATCTTGTTGAAGTTAGGGCAGACGCTGTAACTCAAAATCAAGACGGCACCTACAGCCTACGCTTCCCTCGATTTAAAACATTCCGTGGATTTGCACCTGGTGAAAAACTATGACTTCTAAAGATTGTGTCAACAAGTTAATCGAGTGGACAACGACTAACTACGATGATATTCCCAAAGGAGATTGGGAGTTTGTTGGCGAAAAACGACTAAAGATTCTTTCACAAGGGCATACTCGTAGCAGTAACTGGAAGCGCCGTGCCATTAAAAAACACAACGCTACAACTTATAGACTTTTTGAAAGTAGTCAAACTCTGTTTGATCTTTCAGTTAAGTTTTTAGTTATTGAAGATTGTGGAACTGTAACTGTAATGATAGGTACTCGAGACGACTTTGAAAAATATTTTAATAAGATAGGATATAATTGGGGAGGATGGTCGTAATCTATGAAGATTATAGCAAGCGCAGGCAATAATAAATGGCTCGCGGAAGTAGATTCATTTGAGTTGCGAGAATTAAACAGTGAACTTAAAATCGAAATCGGTGTTGAATACGAAATACGCAAAGCAGCTGAAACCTTATCGGCATTAAGGGGGTTGAGCAGAACCAAGATGCAATATCTTAAAACTCAAATTGATGATTTACAAAAAGCATATGACCGTATATCCGATACGTATAGCGAAGTAATGTTAATTGATGTTATTAAAAATAGTGAAGAAAAATGACAGATGATGTAGAAAATTTTAAGAAAAAATATCGAGCTCACGTACAAGATGGACAAAGACGGTATGCTGTGCCAAAACGATTGAGTATGGATCCACTAAGTCCCAGCCACGAGCCGTTTGATCTCAACTTCGAGTACGAAAGCGGTGTTCAAATTGATATGACTAAACGTGATTTTCAAACGCTGATTGAGATGGAATCATACTTTGAAGAAAAGTTGAAATGGCGAGATTTTAACGAATACGGCGGCTTTGCAAAAGATATTGTAGAAGACCATGAACACGAATTACGTATTCGAAAAGCTAACCCTGCGGCACAAAAAGCATACGAAAATTATCAACTGATCTTGCAAATGACCAAAAGTCACTATGATTGAAGTTCCTTTTGATGTAGAAGGTAATCATGTCTCAAGCCAACGTGATGTAGACTTGGATACTTCTGCACTTGGAAGCACTTTTGACAATGCTTACAAAACCATGCCCTGGTTTAAATACCTTGCAGACCACGCCACTGAAATAAAAGTATTAGATACTTATTATAATGCACCAGCCTATCTGACTACGCATATAGTGGGATTTGAACTTGAAGGTAAATACGAAACTTTGTATAGGTTAAAATATAACGATGGACAATAAACTACCAATACTATACAGTCGTGCGGATGCCAAGCAGCGCAGGGCAGTGAGAGAACAATACGTTCGTGAACAAAACGGACTTTGTTATTGGTGCAAGCACCCACTGACTGGCGCTGCATCCAAGCACATTACAGAAAAGAAGATAAACTGGAAACTGTTTCCACACGGATTTTTAAGAAATCCAGTTCACTTACAGCACAATCATGATACTGATCTAACTGAAGGTGCTGTACATGCATATTGTAATGCTGTCATGTGGCAATACCACGGTCGTTAAAAATAGATCGACAAAATTAAAATTAGTAATAATATAAAAATATTATATAGGCAACTATAGAAAGGCAATTATATGATCAAGGCAAATATATTAAACTTTACTTCCATATCTCAAACTGGTAACGTTCAAAAAGCTTGTACTAGATGCGGAGTAACAAAACCATTAACTGAATACCATAAGAAAGTTGGTGGTAAATATGACACGGCTGCTAAATGCAAGCCATGTATGCAAGTAGTTTCCAAGGGATATAGGTCCAACGGGAAAACATCCACACCATCAATGGCTGCGCCGAAAACACCAACTGCTAAATTAGCAAATATGAACGTAACAAAAACAACAATGTTTGATCCGTTCAACATCAATCAAATACTTGATGCTCATACTGACAGCACTTTGAAATCCAGCTACGTTGACCTACTAAAACATACTCTGGGAAGTCCCACCAGTTACTTTGCCAAAGAGGAAATGGTGTCAGCTGTTCTTGACCTGTTCCACTGCAAGGATATCAATGGTCCCGATGCATATGACGACAATGCTGCTCCTTGGGAAATCAAAACAAACAGTGTTACAATGTCATCAGACAATAGCAAAGCGACATTTGGTGGCACCTTTAATGACATCACTGAGCATAAACTGTTGGAAGTAGCAAAGTATAAAATGGCAGTGGGTGTATTTGTTGATCACTACCTGTTGGCCATTGCAACATTTCCAGGAAGCTGGCCTCCGTTTTATAATAGACTTGAAAAAGAACTCAGGAAGAAATCCAAAGGCAGAGTATGCAGCAGTTTCCACTACAACGACTGGAAGGATTGTCCTGAAATGCAATGGGACGTGATTCCAGATCCAGCAAGCCTTGACAAATTTAGAAATAAACTAAGTAAGTCCATGTTTGATGATATTCAAGAAGCACAGGCCCGTGCAATGGAACATGAAAAGGCATACCGCACCAGCCGTAGCCCTTATGTTAACATTAAATACTAAAAGGAGATAACCATGGCCAAGAGAACTACCGCACCCAAGAAGAAAAAAACAGTAAGAGTGAGCCGTAGACTCAGTGGCTATGGTTTGATGCCCACTGATAATTGGCATAAGGCAAAGAATTTTGTTCATCATGAAATTGAGAGCAAAGACTGGTTAATGAAAGTCAAAGAGTACATAAAAAAGAATTGTACCAAAGAACAAGCGGCTGCTATTAACAAACTTCCTGATTGGAAAATTTGCAGTGGCAGTCACTGGCCAACTACTGTGGAAATGTTAACTCAAAATCCAGAAATTGTACCAGAAGCTTATAAAACTGGTATCAAAAAACTGATTGAAAATCTCCTTGAGCAAGCTTCAGTTTTAATTGAAACAAAAGCTCAAGAAGATGGTCAGAGTATTGCTAAAAATGTACATGTTCCTACAATTCAAGAAAGAATATTTGCACAATCACAGGAAGCATGTGAAGCCATTGAAGAATGGCTTGAAGGATTTGTCACTGACCGTGCAACCTTTGATCCCAAGGGTTTTGATTTTAAATCGCATTTTGCAAAACATAATGTTTCTCAAGCACATGCAAGAAAAATACTGAGTATGTATCAGGGTGAACTAGAAGAAGCTGGACTTATTATAAAGCTTCCCACTCCTGGTGAAATCAAAAAAATAAAGGATGAACGAGAAGCTGACTATGCATTGCAGCTCAGAGAGGGCTATGGACACATCAAGAAGGCTGATGCACAGGGATACCTGGAAGCTCTTGAAACCCTTGCTGGCGCCTGTAACTTGGTGATTGATGCGAGCAAAGCAGCACGTAAACCTAGATTGAAAAAAGCACCTAGTAAAGAGAAACTGGTTGCAGGTCTCAAATACAAAGACACTGACGAGAAGTACCAATTGGTTTCAGTAAATCCATTAGAGTTACTAGACAGTACTGAAATATGGATCTTTAACTCCAAAACCAGGAAACTTGGTAAGTATGTTGCAGCAGAAGATGCTAGGACCATGTCTATAAAAGGTTCAACTCTGATTGGGTTTGATGATACAAAATCTGTGCAAAAAACCTTGCGCAAACCAGAAGAAGTTTTGAAAGAATTTAAGAAAGTTGGAAAGGTAAAATTAAGAACTTTCATGGATACTATTACAACTACTGAAACCAAACTCAATGGCAGGCTTAATTCAGATACGGTTATTCTTCGTGTAAACTGATAAATAGTTATATGAGTGATAATTTTGTTGACATAGACCTTTTGAATTTAAGACAAGGCATCGATGCTCTTTACAAAGCTGTAGAGAGCATCGCCACACGTGACCCCAAAGAGCCAACTGTACTTTTTAGAAGCCTCAGTGGTGATCATATCCATGGAGGCAAAATAACAGAATTCCAGAGTGTTGGAATCAAAGACAACTCATCAAAGTTGTCTTTGATAGTTTCAGATAGGGGCATCAGCACCAAAACCATTAAAACTGAAGCACTGCTGGGAGATACTGTTGTCAAAGGCAACTTGAATGTTGACGGTGAAATTACAGCAACCAAGTTACATGTTAATGAAATCACAGCAGATGTTAGGCTGGAACGATCAACACCACTTGTGTTTGCAGCAGAAGGTGAAGCTGGCATATATGGCAAAGGTATTCACTGGGCTGGCCAAGGCCCAACCAAACAACTAATATACAGAGAAAATCCAGACCGAATTTGGAGTTCTGAAAGCATTGATTTGCATGATGAAGCGTATTATGCTATATCAGGTGTTCCAGTAATCACAAAGAAAGAACTGGGAAGTTCAGTTAGAACTTCAAGCTTGGTAAAAGTTGGAACATTGCGTGATTTGAAAACACAGGGCAACCTAACAGTTGATGATTATGTCTTTTATGAAAGTTCAACTCAGCGTATTGGAATTGGTACTGATAATCCCAATGGAAGCATTAGCATTGCCAGCTTGGATGCTGAATTTGTTATCAACGTTGACAGCAAAGTATCAAAAATTGGCAATTGGACAACCAATGATCTGGAAATAGTCACTGATAATACTGCTAGAATTTCAATATCATCATTGGGTAACGTGACTATTGGAAGTTCAACAGAAAATAAAACACACGTCATTGGTAAACTTGGTGTAAATGTAAAAAATCCAGATTGTGATATTAGTACTGCTGGTCCTGTAAAATTTCAGGGAAAACGTCAAGAGGTTGGTGATTCTATACCAGACACTGGGTATTACAATGTTGGCGATATTGTGTGGAACAGTACACCCAAACCTTCTGGATATGTTGGATGGATATGTACTAAATCTGGCACTCCTGGTGTTTGGAACCCATTTGGGCAAATAAATCTATAAACTACAGTATTAAATATCCTAAATTCCTATTAAATAATAGTATGGAACAAGAATATTTAGACAAACTTAAACAAATTGAAAAGCAATCAGAATATTGGGATCTTCTTGCAAGATATTCTCCTATTGCTTTCTTTTTGTTTTGTGGAGTTTCATATTGGTTTGATATAGTTGACATTAAGTTACTAATAATTATTGGCTCATCGGTATTTGTAATAACTTCATTATTTTGGTGGGCTTGGACATTGTATAATATCAAGTTCTTAATTAGATCACTTACACGAGCAACATCTATAATGCTGGAAGTCAAACAAGAATTCAGATCTATTCATCAAGATTTAAACTCAATAAATCCCAATCATGAGATAGATTAAACAAAATATATTGACTTTTTGTAAATAATAGTATATATTAAAGTTTAAGTGGACTTGGTGTTCGTTCCCACTATAAAAATTCCGCACACTCCATAATAGGAGATTTTAATGGCATATTATTCAATTAAAACATATGGACATAACATTGGACTAAGTGCAGTGTTTCGTCAACCCAACGCAGATCATTCACATTGTCACTTGCTGCATGGTTACAGTTTACAATTCAAGTTTACATTTGGTTGTAGTGAACTAGACAATAAAAACTGGGCAGTGGACTTTGGTGGCCTTAAACCGCTTAAAGCATGGCTAGAAGATAACTTTGATCACAGAGTTGCACTGGACATCAATGATCCACACTTGGAAAAACTTCGTGAACTTGAAGAACTGGACCTGGCAGCAATCCGTGTATTTGACGGTGTTGGCACAGAGCGATTTGCGTATCATGCTTGGAAGTTTGCAGATGCACTTATACGTGAAAAAACTGATAACAGGTGCTGGTGCGAAAGCGTAGAATGTGCAGAGCATGGTGCTAACAGCGCAATATACCATAGGGAATAATCCATTGCCTAATTACGTTGTTTGCCTCAAGTGGGGAGACAAATATAGTTCAGAATATGTAAACAAACTCAACAGTATGGTGAAGCGACATTTAACTTTGCCATATGAGTTTGTATGCTTTACTGATGATCCAGATGGCATTGACTATGATATAAGAATTGAACCACTGCCATCACTGCCAGTGACTGGATGGTGGTTCAAACCTTATTTTTTTAATCCAGAACTTGTATTGACTGGAACAATATTGTTTTTGGATCTTGACATAATTGTGTTCAAAAACATTGACTATCTGTTTACTTACAACCCTGGAAAATTCTGTATTATACGAGATTTTAACAGACATTATATAAAAAATTATAATAAATTTAACAGTAGTGTATTCAGACTTAATACTGGTGATCATCCGATTGTGTATAATGAATTTATAAAAAATGCTAAATCTTTATCAACTAGATTCCGAGGTGACCAGGATTGGATCAGGCATTGTGTGACCACTGATTTTTCTTATTGGCCAGATGACTGGATTCAAAGCTATAAATGGGAAATGCGAGGGCGTAATAAATTGATAAAGACCAACGGTAAACAAAATTTTAAAGTTTCTGAATATCCAACAATTTTAAAAGAAACAAGTATTGCCGTTTTTCATGGCGAACCAAACCCACACGATTGTATTGACAAGTGGTGCAAGCGTAACTGGGGTTGACATCAATTTTATCATAGTGTATATACTAAGTAACACACAGGAGAATTGTTTACATATGACTGCTAAAGAAAAACGAAAAGAAATTAAACGTATTCTAAGTAAACTGGAAGACAGTAATCGGCTTGTTTTTTTGCGCATGTATTCTCCCAAAGACCTGGACAAAGATATCAATTTAGTTGTTGACACCATGCCAGCTAAACAGTTAAGCTGGGCACTGAAACAATGTAAGACAACTTATCACAGTATTCTTACTATTATAAAAGCGAGCGCACAATGAAAAGCTAATATTACACAGACTTATGGCGGCAATTATCAAAGTGCCAACGAGTCATTGAAATATACTGCCCTTCTTTTTTACAATGAGGGCAGATTGATCGTTTAGACGAATGATCTCTTTGAGATTTTTTTACTTTTTTGCTAGTTATACGACCTTTATTCCATCCTGCTAGTATGCACTCCTGAAGTTTTTCACTAGGTACACGTTTGTTAATTCCTTCTTTATTAATCCAACAATTTGCAACTGGTGCCCACTTTTTTTTAATCCAGCCTTCTTTTAGATACTCAGCAATTTCGCTTGAACTGCATAATGTATATCGGTCTTCAGAATCTAAATATAGCCATACTTTATCTTTTGTGGGGGAATTTTTATATCCTGTGCTCCATCCGTGTTTTATATATTCATCTACTTCTTTACTATCAATTGCCAGCCTTTTATTTTCCCTATAGACATATACTTTTCCTTTATTTGACGGGGCATTTCCACCTAAGTGCCAACCATTAGATAAAAAATCTTTCAATTTAACTTTATTAACTGCAATGACCTCATTGGTATCAATATTTGTAATGTGACGAAGATCTGTTGAACCTTTATTGTATCCCCCAAACCCTCCAGTTACAATATTGTAAACATTAGAATTACTAATAAAATCTTCGTTAACTATTTCCTTTTCTTTTTCAAACATTTCTTCAGGAGTATCAAACATGAACATAATTTCTCTTTTGAAATTTTTTATACCATACTTTTTAATAGCGATATTTAGTAATTTTCCGCTTCCAAAATATCCGTCATTAACTTCATTAGTAGAATGTGCCCCTATATAGATCTTATTATTAATCAGATTTGTAGTCTTGTACACTAAATGATATTTGTTTTTTCTAGAGTTAGATAAATTAGCCATTGACTATCCTTGCGTTGTTTAGTAATGTGTATTTATACAATTGCTTGCAAATACAAGGATAAATATGTTCCATCAAGATGAAAAACGAATTGGGTATGCGTGTAAAACACTGCACCCTGACCAGCAACTACCCAAAAAAACACTAGCAGAACTACAAAGTTCCTACAGTGAACGTTCAACGACCGTGCAATGGCTTAATCGACAAACTCGAGAAGTTGCTGAAGAACGGTTATGGGACATTATGGTGCATAATGCAGCCGCAGCAAAAAAACTTGTAGAATACGTAGGGAGTTTACCACATGAGTTACGAATGGTCCGCCTTGGGAGTAATCAGCTTCCTGTTTATACTCAGCGTGATTGGAGTTATTTTTGGCGCAAGCCTGATGTCAGAGAGTTCTGTGAACGAGAGTTTAGTCGCGTGGGTGAAGCTGCACGTCGGCTTGATGTTCGCCTGTCTATGCACCCTGGTCAGTTTACTGTTCTCGCAAGTGATAATCCAGATATTGTCCTTCGTAGTATAGAAGAATTTGAATATCATGCTGATTTAATTCGCTGGATGGGTTATGGCAAATCTTTTCAAGACTTTAAATGCAATGTTCATATATCAGGAAAACTGGGACCAGCAGGCATCAGGGCAGCACTGCCCAAACTATCACCTGAAGCTAGAAATACTATCACCATTGAAAATGATGAAAATGCATGGGGCCTTGATTCTAGCTTGGAACTGGAAAAGGATGTCGCACTGGTAATTGATATACATCATCACTGGTGTCGCGAAGGAGAGTACCTAAGTCCCACTGACGATAGAGTCAAGCGAGTTGTTGACAGTTGGAGAGGCGTTCGTCCTGCTATGCATTATTCAATGTCACGTGAAGATTTGTTGGTTAATCATTCAGATTGCGTGTTGCCTGACATGTCTGTACTGTTGGAAACTGGTTACAAAAAAGGCAAGCTTCGTGCGCACAGTGACTTTATGTGGAATTCTGCTGTAAATGATTGGGCATTGAGTTTTTGGGACACTGCTGATATTATGGTAGAAGCGAAGGCAAAAAATCTTGCCAGCGGCAAACTGTGGGAATATGCCAAACAATATGTTTGATCAGATACGTATGAATAAATTTCGAGAATCTACCAAAACAAGGACTAAAAACGGTTGGGCAAAAAAACTTTGGCTAGAAAAAAATGATTACAAAACTTATTACTGGTCACAATGGTTAAAATTATATGAAATGAGAACTATAGGTCGTAAAATGTATAACCCTGATACAGAAGAAATTGCTGATTGGATGATCCGTGAACGTAGAGTAAGATCCGAAGAAAAGCCCGTTTGTTTTAATTTTCGAGCATTTTGTTGGGCTAGTGGAAAAAGACTGTTTTTAAAACCTGTTACAGTTGTGCATACAAAAATTGACGGACCTGGTGATCCTGTAAGAGAAAAGTTTTATTTTTCACCCAAACATTATACGCTATGGTTGATGAAACAATAAATACTGTATGACTTATATAAATCGAATGTATGGGCGCAAGCCTTCTGAACCCGCAAGTGTAGATAAAAATCCCAATAGAGTTTCTGGAGGGCTAAAGGCTCAAGGTGCTGATCACTTTGAAATGTTGGGCGAGGATGGTGCAGTTCAAAAAATACCAACACAGCGTTATGTTCAAAGTTTAGAAGAACAGATAAGAAAACAGCGGGCAGCGATCAATGTTTTAGAAAGAAAGCTGGCCCGCCAGGATAGTTCAATTCAAGCAATTGAAAGTTTTATTCGGAAGTCTTAGGTTTCCTACCACG